TAAGAAACTCTTATTGGCAAAATCTCAAAAATAGGGTAAGAGGGGCCATACCATCCATGTTCCGTATGAACCACCCAGAAGAACCGCAAGAATCAGTAGATGCTAGGCGTAGAGATGCTGGGATGAATAATACTGGGGAGGATTACTAATGGAACAGTCAGATAGCGACTACCTCAAAGGATTTACTTTGCTACAAAGCAGAGATGCATTGGGTGAGGCCTGGGAGTTATTGAAAAATGCACAACCAGATGATAAACCTGAGTTTGAGGATTTTGGTAATGTAGAGATTGACCCTATCGGCAGGGCTGAACAATCCGGGCCTGAAAAAGGGGCTGCATGGTTATCAAGAATTTTGGGGCAAGAAATCCACCCCAATTCAGTGAAACTGGCTTTAGAGAGAACAGAATTTGCTAACAGGGCAGGTGCGTACAAAAATAACTGGCAGCAAGAATATGAGGACTTCATGAACCATCTCACTGAAGGTGAGACTGATATCGCTTGTGCCCCTTCTTGTGGATGGGGTGGGAAAGTTCATGAATTAGTTAGAAGCCACCCTATGGAAGAAGGCTCTTGCCCTAAGTGTAGAGAGTTTCCGAAGAGGGCATGACTAACCTGAGGGCCAAATGAACATGTTTGGTTGGTGGGCTGTCCTCAAGCGCCAAACTACTCTTCCAGAGCACGATTGGCGACTTTCTGAAGAGACAGGGTGGCCCGGAGTGCCCCCAGTAGTCAATTGGACTGCATATCCACCGGATGATAGGGAAAAATGGTTAGCAGACGACATAAAACTCCCCAAAAACAAACAATGGTCTGTTGCAAACGAGCCAGAAGGACCAGATTCGAGACTTGTCCAACAATTTGGGAGGAATAGGGGTAGAGAGGGTAAATTCACTGTTGTAGGGTTAAGAGGTAAGAAACCTTATGGAAGAAAGAAAACTGGGGTCCGTGTGACCCGTGTCGAAGACCTTCCACCCCCTGAGCATAGATATGTAGGTCACCATGAGGTTGAACAATAGTCTCATAGAGTCATACCCTTTCCGGGGGGTGTAGGTCACCATGTTTGGAGTTACTACTGACGACATTCTCAAGGACTTAAGGCGTCTTCATGAGAGGGCTAAGACCGCGGACTGGAATGAATTCCCAAGTGAACCCTCTGAGTTTCGTAGAAATCTCAAAGATGAGATGCGAGAGATGCAATCTCGTGCCGAACAATATTTCGCACTACAGAGGAAAGCGCGGAAAGGTGACTTAAATGAATCAGAGTTGGAAACTCTAGTGAGGTTACATAGTGATTTAGACCTCAAAGAATGGTTGGAACATGCCCCTCCTCATCGGGATGAGGACGACAAACTCCGAATGGGTAAAAAGACTCGTGGTAAGTTAGAAGATGAGCGATTCGAGAGATTGGATGCAGACCGTAAAAAGTTCGTAGAAGGTGAACCTCTTATGGAGACGGGTGGCCCTGGTGGCTTCCCGACTTTAACTGCTGGTGGCTTTGGAAATCTAGACCCAGATAGTCCTGAGACAGCAGAGATTGCGGGTAAGTTGAAGTCACTAATAAGCACTTATAATCAAGAAAAGGATAGGAGAGAAGAAATTGCTCGACTAAGGAGGCAAGACATAATTGACGACCAAAAAGGGTTAGTGTCTAGTCAACAAGAGATAAAGACTTCACATGATAATTGGTGGTCTCTGGTTAAGAATCAAGCGCTGACTACCGCGCAATGGAATGAGCAAGGTTCCTCTGGCACTTCATTCATGCCTGACAGTTCTCAAAACACATCGGGTGGTGATGGGCCTCAAACTGATGACCCTGAATCCAAAAGGCGTAAGGCTGAGATGGACCATAGTCTGAGTGTGAATAACCAGTCTACTCAGCAGTGGTTTGATTCAATATTACCAGACGCTTTAGAGTTCAGGAGTAAATTAGCAGCAGCAGTCCAAACACCAGGGGTCGCTATTCATGACCCTAATCACAGTAAAAACATCAAGCCTATGATGAGGGCTGGTGAGAAACTAGATGAGATGATTGCTCATATCACTTCGCATAAGACTGACACTCCTGGGCATGGTCGGGGTAATAGTGGCATCCCATCAATAGTCTCTGGTGAGAATGATGGCGATATCTAATGGGTTCGGTAAGTCCTAAACAAAAGACCATGATGGCTGCTATCGCCCATGGATGGAAGCCCAAAAAGGCCCGCAAGAAACTACCTAGCAAGAGAGTGGCTCTAGAGTTCCATAGGAAAGACTACCCAAGCCATGGTATTACCAGGAAGGCTTTTGATGTGGCTTGGAAATCTCTCAAACCTTGAGATAGATTGATGCGATGGGCCCTCTTGCGATGGCATGTGTTGATTGACCCTGTAGAGTCTTCTTGGGAGATTCTGAAGAGTTCAATGCTCAAAGCCGCTTTAGGTAAAGCGCCTGATGAGAATGAGAAGGAACTCATTGCCGACTTACTAAGATGTGAAAATGGGTTAGAGGCTGAACACATTCTAAATGCCCATCGTCACGATGAACATATGTTCCTTAGGCTGTACGAAATTATTCGTAATTATACTCCTAATTGGGAACTGGCTAGTAAGTCTGGGTTCAAGTATGTTGGTGACAAGATAGAATATGAAGAGGAGCCTATCATAAGTGCAGTGAAAGAGGATAACACCGCTTTCCTTAACCCTAGAGTCTGGAATGAGATAGAGCGCCTTCATACCAGATTAGGGGAAGAGCATTACAAGAGATATGAGAAAACTAATGCCTATGAGACTTCCAAAAATTGGTTGGCTCTAAAATCGCAACAAAAACCAGGAGTGAAAAGTGCTTGGGCGCAGAGAGCCAAAGAGTTGGCTGAGATACACCCTCACCAGTTTGATGACAGTAAAGCGGCTGAAGTAAAGACTCTTCAACGCTCAATTGATGCTAAGAATAACCATTGGCGCACTCAGCGGGCTATCGAACTTAGGATGCGTAAGAGACCAGAAGAGGATAGAGAGAATATTGAGAGGGAAGTCTACAGACAAAATGAGTTGAAGGTTCTGAAACAGTATTACCATGACCATGCTTGTGCTGACATAATCAGAGATATGAGCAATTTCAAGTTACACGACGAAGAGTGTCCCAATAAGGGTGGTTCAACTTACCGACATGTTGCCGATTGTGATTGCCCATACCTTTTGGGCTATGATGGTTCAACAACAACGAGTGCCGATAGTAGAATGGGTGATAGGAGTGACATGAGTGGGTATGGAAATCTCGAACACGCTGATAATGTTCATAATGCTATGAGGGACATTACCGGCATTATCATGTCTAGTCCACAGGTTCCACAAGAGATAGATGGTAAGTTAGATAGTAGATACCATCGTTTAACCAATTATTGGAAGTCCTTGGAACCTGAGGTTAGAATGACAATATTGGGCTGTCAAATTGATTTTGGTAGTACAGTGCAGCCTCTCCTTCCTATATTCCTTCATAATTGGAAGGTAGGTAAATCAGAAAGAGAGGACCTTATGGGAGAGATTGCCCGTTTTGAGGGGGAGAAGTCTGCTCTTGCTAGCAGAGGCTTAGGGGATATGAAAGACCCTTCAATTATTGGGAGGTGGGGCTCTCGGGAGTTGTATCGCTATCTTACTGAAGAGACTCGCCCTTCGGCCCCTCCTTCTCAAGAAATTGGTGACTTCGACTCTTTGGAGGTTGCAGAAGGGGGTCAGGCGTCTACTGGGGGGCAAGGCGTCTACGCCGGAGAGCCTGATAAAGAAGAAAGAGACGATATAGAACCTGATTCGCTTGAGGCTGAAGATTATTTTGAGGGGCCTGCTGAAGGTGGTCCTGATGATGGGGCATTCGACCCTAGACCTAGAAGAACTGTTTCGGGTAAACCACCTTTTCCAACCCACACTATACGAAGCGAGGTTATTGAGAATAAGGATAGGTACGACAGTTGGGTAGAGGATTTGCACCAAAGGGTTGATGACTCCACTGGTAAAAATGCTTTATCGCCAAGCAACCCTAGATATCTCACTAAGGATGGTATGGAAAGAAAACTGGCAGAACATTCGTTTGTCAATAGTCTCTTCGTCCCATTTACCAAGGGTACTCAAGAACATATATTCAAACAGTCTCAAGAAGAATTTAGCAAAAAGAGAGAAGATAAATCGAGGTTGTATGATGAAAGTGCTAGAAGCACCGGGATATCTCCTGCGTTATTGTTGTTCGCGCAGAAACAGATGGCTTACGATGGTACCCCTGAGGGCAAGAGATTTTATGAATTAAGAAGGGCTCTCTTTGACAGTTATAATAATAGAAGGGATGACAATTTCATTCTAGAAAGCGCTGCAGGGAAGAAAGCAATAGCAGAGCGCTTAGGTACTAGGAGAGACTATAGAGGTAGAGATAAAACAGAAATTTTAGCCCCTTCGATAGTTGATTGCCCTGCGTGTGGTGCTACGGGTGAAGTTAAGAAACACCCTCGGAGTAAGCGCATGGTCCAATGTAGAAGATGTAAAGGGCGTAAGCAAATTCCCGGTGCAGATATAAAAGCCCCCCTTTCTGATAAGAAGAAGGTTGAGATTATTCAAGGGTTCGATAAGGAATATGAGCAGTTACAAGATAACCTTAGGAGAAATATCACTGGAGAGGCTAGAAGGGCAGGTTTCACTACTCCTTGCACTGATTGTATTGATGATAAAACTGGGCAGCCTACAGGTAAAGACCAGTATCTCGGGGTAGATTGTATGATGTGTGATGGTGAAGGTGAGTACTTTAACGAAAAGCGTTTCATCAATAAAGTCCTACATGGTATTAATGTAGAAGGTCAGTCAACTAAAGAAGTCTTAGATGGTATGGCTAAATCGTTAGAAAGGTATCATTCCACGATTCGTAACGCCCAAAGGAAAGAGCAACACGCTAGAGATTTAGCCATGTTTGTAGAATATGGGATATTACCTAATGGTACTCATATCTTATTGCATAAGAACGATTTGCATACAGAGTTCATGGGTAAGGATGGTCAAGTGAGAGGGGGGATGCTCAGAAAGAAGAATCTTATGGATTTGAGGAGGAGGATTATCTTAGAAAACCCAGACGCTAAAGGAAATGAGATTCGTGATAAGATTGGTCAATCTTTGAGTGCGGCTTTCAATAAAGCAGACGAGAACCATGGCCATCTAGGATTCTTTTTGAGAGATGCTGTCCATTCCCCATGGTTTGAAGAGTTATGTGAGATGTTATCTTACGATAAACACTTACCTGATTACCCTGAGGCTATTGAGCAGAGAGTGAAGAACCATTTAGGTAAAATTAACAATCCAGGTAGATTTGATACTCGGTCTAGTGCTATACCTTGTGGTGTGTGCCATGGTAAGGGCTGGGCTAGAGAGAAGGGGACGGGTAACTATAAAGAAGGAGTTAATTGCCCCGCTTGTGTTGAAAGGGAGTATTTAGGTGATGGTCAATACTTAGAGAGAAGTACTGGTATTCAAAGATATAGTAAACAGACTATGGTACCAGCAGTCACAGATAATCACCTAATGAGAGATGGGACCCCCGCTTGTCATTGTTGCGGTAATGGTCATAATCAGAGGGTGAGTCAAGGCCTAGGGATTAAATCTAAAGTATTCCATAATCCGTCAGATATAAACTCTGAGGCTTTAATTCTGGCACATGAATACAGGCGTCTACACGATGATATAGTAGCGAAAATGCATATGTATTTGGAAAATCCCACTGAAGACTTAAAATCTCAAATAGAGATGCTTAATCTTAATTTAGAAGATTTAGTGATGAGGGAAAGTAATGAGTTCAATGCTGCTCTTGGTTCAGACTATGGAGAGGCTTTAGATAAGCATAGGCGAGAAGGGTTCTCAGACTTTGGCACTGGTAAAGCAATAGAGGAAAGCATGGGTACTGACGATGAGATGACACCTGAAAACACACATTGCCCCTTTTGTATGAATGCTGCAAAGTCGCTCGACCCCCCAATGTTAGTTACTGGCTCTACATCCTTAGATGTCCCTTATCTTGGTGACGAGGACGGATATCACAACGCTTCTGGAATTGGTAGGAGAGGTCAAGGTTGTCCTAATGACCCCCAAAATGAAGATGGTCAGACTATCTACCAACAATTGGTAGAATATGAGATGCTACCCCCTGAATTGCAGAAAATACAAGATGCCAGTTGGGCCCGAGGCCCATTTTTGGATGAGATTCAGGATAAGGATGAAAACTTTGACACTATTATGAGTATTAGCCCAGAGCAAAAGGCGGAATGGGAGGCAGAAGGTAAGGATTTTATTGAGGAGTATCGTAAGATGAGACAAGGGAGAAGGCGTGAGAAACTTCAAGGCCCTAGGCGCCGTCAACATGTTGGTGACCTTGATTTTGCTAAGTATGCTGCATTAAGAAGGAGAAGCCAAAGACCTACTCCTCAAGAACTATTCACTCACAAGTTCCATAGTAGATATTTTGACTCTAATGCTCATAGAGACACTCTTCCGGGTATGAGTGAATATGATAGAGAGAATTATACCGACGGTGAAGCCTTCTTAGATAAAATTGAGAGGGAAGACATTCTCGAGCCTGAGAATGATGATGAATTGAGAAGGTTGTACGCTATACATATTCTTGCCCCCGACTATCTTGTCGGTACACATGGTAACCCACTTTATCTTACGGCAGGTGAAACAAATATTGAGGAATTACCCCCTGGTTTGAGAATGGGTGATGAGAAGAGTATGCAAGATTGGGCTAGAAAGACCCTAGGTTTAGATAAAGGGGAGAAAATTAATTCTGTGCACAGAAATGAGTTGAAAACTGGTTTACATCTTATAGCGCCTTTACTGGTAGCAGAGAAAGAATGGAAGTATCATTATCTAGGTCCCAGAGCAGAATGGGCTGAAGAACATGGTTGGCCAGAATCTATATTCAATATTAGTGACTCGAGTGAGCCTTTCATAATCCCTGAAAATATAGAAAGGGTATTTGGGGAACTCAAAGGTCACTATCGAGATTGTCAGGACAGTTTGATGTATGGCCATTATTCTCCAGACCACCATGGGTTTATGCCAACTACTGAACATTTCCCCGATATGGCCCTTTTCTTGAACAACCGGAATATGCCTGTAGATATTGCACAGGCTTGGATTGACCACCACCCTGGTCTTGATGACCCTGAACATGAATTATACCAGAAAACTAATGGTTTGATGGCCACAAAGGGTAAGACATTAGAGGAAATGCGGTGGCTTGCTAACTCTATTTTTGGAAAACTTACAGGGCGAATGTGGGAATTAGGAGACAAAGATATTTTTCCTTTGTCCCTTGAAGATTTAGTGAAATCTTATGGAGATGGGGAAAGTGTTGAACATGCTATGGAAGATGCGTGGGAACGCGTGCATGATATGCTGATGAGACGCTCTACAGACCCTGAAGGTTCTAAACGGGCGCTTAGAGCAAACATGCCCATTAGAAATAGGTCTAATCTAAATCCATGGGGCTATGCTACTGCTTGTAATGCTTGTGACGGGATTGGTCATATGAATGTTGAAGACTTTGTTCATTTCGCCCCTGCTTTCATTGATTTCAGGACATCGGAAGGAGAGCGCTCATATTTAGCGTTAGATAGTGCAGGTAGGCCTATCATTAGTAATGGTGAGATTCATTATGGTGACCCTAGAGTGCTTCAATTCTTCAGAGATAATGCTAGACCCCACACTCATAAGAATTGGGAAGACCATCCTAATTTCGATGCTGATAATCCTACTTGGTTTGTAGATGATGAGCATATGAAATTACAATGTCCAGCCTGTGAAGGGACTCATGTTTGTTCAGGTTGTGATGGGCATGGTGGGGTAAGCCTTTCTGAGCGAGAAGCGGAAAAGTTGCATATGGGTAAACAGTTCCTCGCTGGGCAATCTATGGAATGTTGGGGCATAGAGACAAAGTTGCCTACTAAACCTTTTGAGCCTACAGAATTGATAGTGAATCCCGCTAATGCTAAGATTAACCAGATGCCAGAAGAAATTACTGGTGATTATGTTGATAATAACTCATTGTTAAGTGAAACCCGCCCTCGGTCCACTGGTAGACTTTACTTTGAAGAGCGTGATGACGAAGGCAATCTGACTGGGATGGTATACTCCATCCGTGACCCTTGGTATAGTGAGACTGGTGGTATGGGAAGTACTACCCCTTTTGACAAGCGATTAGAGAAGATGACAGCAAATGAGTTCTGGGGCGCGGGAGGAAGAGAGAAGAGTCAGATTGGGCCTCCACCACAGGAGGGTTGGGGAGTCCCTGCTGGTTCTGAGGCTCAAGACAGAAAACTCGAGGGTTTGAAAGACTCAATGGACGAATGGGGGAGGTATGGAACTTCTGAACCTGAACCCCCATTATTGGAAGAAGGGGAGAAACCTAAACCCACTGAGTGGGAAGGTGGTAAGAAACCTGTATTTGGGGAATGTGGGTACCCCGGTTGTTCCCAGATTATCCCGACAGACCAGAAATACTGTGGTGCTACTAGACTTCGTGAACATACTCTTCATGTCGGGGGAGGTAAGCAAAGGCTAGAATTACAGGAGACTGATAATGAAGCCCCAAACCACGCTGAATTAATGAAGAGTCCGCGTATGCAAGAGGCTTTAGGGTATGAAATACCCTCTAGACAGTATTATGGAGGTATGGAAGGGGTTCAGAGAATGCTCGCCTTAGGTTTCAATATGGTGGGCACTATACCTTATGGTACTGTCCCTCATAGCATACCTGAAAATGAAAAGGACACACATAGAGTGGCTTTTCGAGATAAGATGAGAGGTTTAACGGCAGAGAAGTTTATCGAACTCAGAAGGCTTAAGCGACAATATCAAGAAGAACAGCCAGATGTATTGAGAAAGAGACTTAAGAACGGGGATATAAACAAGAAAGAGTATGAACACTTAATGAAAACAAGGCTTGATGAAGATGGTCTAGAGAAGAAGAGAGAAGAATTAGAAGAAGAATGGGACGAAATACTTAACGAGGGTGTTCAGGAATATATGGACTCCTTCCCACAGTTAGATATGCACATCCCTTATTTCACCCACCCTGATATTGTTGATGAGCACAGTGGTCAAGAAATACCTCATACACCAATGGATTTAGGCACACACACTGGGGCCATTCCACATGACATCTCCACTTTGATGTATATCCCACATGGTTTTGACCCTACCAACCCTCAGCATGGTACCAAGGTGAGTGTCGGTGAAACTAATCTTTACTTGAAAGGTGTTTACCCACAATCAGTGTGCCCACAGTGTTTTATGAAACTCAGTAGAGATGATGTAGAAGAAGGTCGCTGCCCATCTTGCTTTGCTAGTTTTAGTGAACCTAATCGGGATTATATCAACCCAAGCCAAAATTGGGGTGGTTTACTTAATATGGACGGCCTTAATTGGATTGCCTCAGCCTTAGACAATAGAGGTTCTTTGAGGGCTAGAGCAGAATCAGTCGCCAAAATGGGTGGTCATGACCCCGCTCTGATTAAGTGTCCACAGTGTCAGGGTGAAGGTGTTTATTTAGACCGGGAAAACAATCCTGTCCAATGCAATAATTGTGTCGCACTAGATGATGGTCATTATTGTTTAGGTGATTCCACGAAAGAGAGGCTTTATGGGGGTGGAGAGGGGACTATAGATGCTGGTTGGGATAAGTATGCTATAGTACAATATCACAGGCCTAACTATCATATTGTAGAAGGCTTTGAAGGAGATGATTCGTCATTCAAACCCATCAAAGGTGATGCTCTTGAGAAAGCAGTCCATGCTTTGAGGCTATCTGCAGGAGGGTCTGGGTTCTCTTTATCCATGCTTGCGGCTGCTGGGATGTCTGGGTTTTCAGGAGGAGAGGGGGAGGCACCAGAGATAAGCAATATGACCAGTGTTCAAAACAAGAAATTGGCAGATAAGGCTGAACATCAATTGAGAGCATTGTTGGACCCAAACACTCTAGTGCCTACTATGAACTCTGGTTTCTTCTCTGGTAATCATTGGAAACACCCCACATTCAAAAAGGCGAGATTCAAAGGTTATCGTTCTGCACAGAAAATGGCTCAAGATATTACTTCGTTATTGGCTGCTGGTACGGGTGGGGGTCAAATCAGAGAATTGTTTAGAATAACTGGTGCTAGGTCGTTTGCTGATTTAGGTAGCCCAGGCCCTGCTGAGAGTAAAGGTCGTCTCCCTGATTGGAAACCATCTCCATTTTTGAAGAAGAGATTTGCGAGCGCTAAGAAGACTATTGATAGGTTAGGTAAGAAAAGACAATTGAATGATAATGATAAAACAAGATTAAGAGACGCTCGTATGCTTCTATCTTTTGATACTATAACAGATGAGGGGGAGCCTATCGCTCTCTTGAACAAGCAGCAAACAGGCAATAAAGTTTACAGATTAGAGATTGCCGACCCTTCTCAGCCTGGAATGATTCGTGATATACCTTTGACTATGGGGCACGGCTCTTTCTTGACTAGTAGTGTTGGAGATGGTCGAGAGCGGGCTCAGAGAATACTAGATGGGAATTTGGGCCCTAAGCACGGCCATATGGCAGTAAAAGATGGTGTGATGGGAACCGCTGGTGAGATTTTCGCTGCCCAAATGGATAACCTGGACAAGCGTGCTGATGGCCATTTCAAATATTCTTCTGGTGGTAAAGAAGAAGGCACATTTGGGATAGAAGAGCCTTTGGACATGGCTAGTAAAGATGTGTTATTCACACCTGCGGCTTTCCATGATGAGACTATTAGAGCCCATAATGAAGGTAGATTAGACCATGCTGAGAGTTATAATCAGAGGTTACACCAAACTTTGGGAGGTCTAGGAATCGACTTACCTACACTCCCAGAAAGAGGAGATGACAGGGGCATTTTGAGTACAGAAGAGGCTGGTCAGATAACAGGTCCATCATTACCAACTCCTCCACCAGCAGTATGGGATGATGATGATGAAGTCCAAACAGGTGAACCGATGTCACTTGCTTGGGATGAGATTCTTAAGAATATTGAAATTATCAGATAAAAACGATAACTCGGTCAACCTTCCAACCGGAGAATATATGAGGTCCTAGCCTATCGCACCGCTGAGGAAGAACTATGGCATCGCCTAATCTACCCCTACAACCTAGTGAAACAACTGCAGATGAATTGAGGGTTCTGGGTCTAATCACCTTTGTGTCCCTACTCGTGGGGGCAACTATCGCTGTGTTTGATTCTGGTCTCTGGCTCAAAGCCAGTGATACTCAGACAAACGCTTACACATACGCGATGGCCGCCTTCACTTTACAAGGGATGTCCTTTGTTCTATACAAGTTATTGATGCAGGATTCCATGGACCATAAGGCGGGCTTCGCACGCATGGACAGGGAAAGGACTCGCAGAATGCAACAGATGCAACAACAGATGGCTAACAGGCAGATGGAACTCGAGATGAGAATGCAGGAAGCGCAATTTGCTCGACAAATGGAGATGATGGAACACCAACAAACACTTCAAAGTACTGAGGCCGACCTTATGAACATGGGTGACATGCTTGTACCTCAGCCCCCTGCCCCTCCTCAGCATAGCGCAGAGGAGAAAGGTTCTATTGACTTGGGTCCTTCCGATAAGCAACCAAGAGGGCCTGGTGGTCGGTTTGCTTCCAAGAAGGTGTAGTTGAATGGGATGGCTTTTCAAGACCCCTAGTGATGATGCCACTGAAGCGACCCTGAAGGCTCTTCATTGGCAGAATACACTCGATAACTATTATGAGTATAGTTGGGGTTGGTTCAGAACTATTGTTTTCACTACGGGAGCAGTGTTTATCACTTCGGCTGTAGAGAGCAATGCTGATATGAGTCTATGGGAAAATACAGTAGACTCCTTTATTGCATGGGCTCAGGACACAGTCGGCGGTTGGGTGTAAGCGTGAATGGCGTTCGGCGGCTCTTTACTAATGGGCGCAATAGTATTCGGGAGAGACCTCTACAATTACATGAAACCTCGGAGGTTAGGGATATACGGCCCTACAATGGTAGGGAAGACTACCTTGGACATGTTCATGACGACTCCTGGCGAAATGGCGGAAGTCGAGGACAGGACAGACCACCCAGAGAGACTAATTGGGTCAGGCCATGTTCTACCTCATCCGAGCAGGAAAAGAATACGCTACAAGGGAGAGAAGCGTGTTGTACACTCATCAGACCTAGGGGGTCAACAGAGGTTCTGGAATCTTTGGATAGACGACATGGTAGAACGGCAAGTCGAGATGGTCATCTTCATGATAGACGACAGGGCTCAGAATGGGAACGGGGCAGATACCATCGACGCAGTGGGAGGTTTGGAGTATCTCGTAGACGCCTTAATCGAGAGAAGATGGAAGTATCGAAGTCTCAAGAGTCGTTGGAAAGGGCAAAAATACGCCCCCAAACAAATCTGGATTGTAGCAAACAAGGCAGACATATGGTGGGACCAGAAGGCGAACATTCTCTGGCAATCTCAAAGGCTGAGGGAACATCCTATATTCAACCCATATCGGCCAGCAATGGTGAAATTGCAAAAGGCAGGGATTCCTTGCAGAGTAAGCATGATGGCCACCAAGATAGGGTGGAATGTAGAACAAACTCTGATAGATATGCTAACATGGTGATAATATGGTAATGAACCCATTCGGACAGCCCGCAGAAGTACCCCCACTGGGGTCTTATAACAGCCAACAAATGCTACAGATAGCCGGTAACTCTCAGGTACCTTTGGCCCAATTGAGAGAGATGGCGCAAGCCCAGACCTATATGCAGGAAGCGGCTATGCAAACCCATATCGAAATACCGAAGGTCAACTTCTATCCTTCTACCCATGGTAACGCTAAGAAGGCTCGGAGGGCCGATATTCGGCAAGCCTACAGATTACTCACTCCTACTAAGAGAAGTTTATTCTCTCCGCGTAGGTGGTGGTTTGGTGGGAAATACCAGTATGCTGGAGATGCTACCCATTGTTGTATCGACGGGTGTGATGTTGATAACTTAATGAGGGCTGCTGGTAATGTGTATGATATGATTAAAGATGAGGAAACAGGGAAATCTCTGTGGGAACTCTACTTTACAGACCCAGTTACCGGGGAATCTAGAGGGTTTCAGGCTCGTGAAGGTGTAACCAGTGGTAGAATCATTAGAGGTACATATTGTCCTGAACATCTCCATCTCTATCATTTACTTTTGAAATGGGAAACTGCTGAACAGGCCGAAGAAGATGGCACTACGAGTACTCTCAAATCTAGGCTGAATAAGGGGGTCTCAATGGTCACTGTTCCAGTAGCAGGTATGACTGGTGGATTAGTAGGTAAGGATAATACCCCTTTACCACTACAGAGATATCAACCATTCTTCAATATGTTAAAACAAGACAATATCCCTGTAGTGAGACTACAGAATGCAGACGGTAATAACGATATTACAATGGTATTGTTTGACATGAGACAGTTTGATACTGGGGTCAATTCTAGAGTCATTAATGAAGCGATTATGAGTTCTACGGGCCAACCATCTAATACTCCAACAATGGGTCTACAAGAACTGTTAGCACAAACTTCACCACAGGCGGAAACTCCAAGTGCTCCACCTCCCACGCAAGAGGTAGTAGATGCTGCGGCAGAGGCTATGCAAGGGGTGGTTGAATGAGTTGGTTTGGTAGTTCACAATCACAAAACCCAGCACCTCTAGGTTTACCTAACAATCAACAAACTCTCCCGACATATAATGGTGCTATGGGGGCTGACCCTCATGTTAATCCATATGGTGCAATGGGCGCAGGGATAATGGGGGGGATGGGATATCAATATCAACAGCCACCACCTTTGGCTCCACCGAGCGATTTGGAAGTAATGGCTGCTCTTATACAGACTAGTGTACCAGTTGACAGATGGTTTGCTGGCCCTAATTTACAGGTACTTGTTTCACTAATGTACAAAATCAGCGCTCTTGCTACTGTAGAGACTCTGAAGAATACCAATCTTGTGGAGACTGATGACGGTAAATTGAAATTTGAATTTGTTGATGCTACACTTCTCCCCACTCCTGATAGCGTGACTATGGAGAACAACACTCTAGCCACTGCTGCTCAAACTTCCATAACAGCGGCTCAGCAACAACAACAGGCTATACTGAATATGGTTCAACAGAATCTAATGAGTGATGCTCTTGGTGCTGCTATGGCCAACCCTGGCTTTATGCAGAGTGTAGGCAGTACTGTCGGCAATGTATTCAGAGGAGCGCTAGGACTACCAACACAAACTCCAGTTCCTCCGGTGGTGTGATAAATGAAACCTCAAAGTATGAACCCCATGCAATATCTGCCTTCTGATTCCTTAGTGTTGGGAATCTATGATATGACCAATGTGAAGAAATCGTCCTTGATTGACATGATAATGGTACAAGTCATCAGTATCACTCTAGGTGCATTCCTGATGATAGCATTTAATGCTAATCAAATGAAGCAGACTGAACTCACTTATTCGATGGCGATTCTGTTCATCAGCCTACTGATGACTGGGGCTGTCTATCGCAGACTTTCGGATAGAGGCTGACCACTTCCCTATTGGGCACTCACTATTGGTGAGTTTTGTTTTGTAGTTAAGGAAACAGCGGCATAGGTCACAACGAGACCCTATCTTATGTTCACAAGGGTCACAAATGGCTAGTCTTCTGTCTTGTTCTTCTCGGGTCACATGATTGGCACTTATGATATCCTTAGCAGCCTTTCTCAAATCTGAAATTGTGGAGGCTAAAGAGTTCTGCTGGGGGGCGGTTGGCGACTCGGTTGCAGCCTTGTTTGTCGCGGCTCTAGGAGCCCTCTTTAGACCTCGCACGAGGTGTGGAGTCATAGAAAGGGCTTAGAGGCTTCGCCCTATCCGGTGACTAGATGGGCGAACGCATTACTAGGTCGTCCTGCCGCCTCTGCCAAGATGGTGACCGGGATTTGTTAGAGGAAGGTCTACTCCAAGGGAGTATAATTCCCAAGCAATTGGACAAGGATAAGAACTGGCGTGAAGGTACAACAGACCGCCATTTTAGGAATCATATGGGAGAGTTTCATATGGGGTCCAATAGTGATTGTATAGTCTGTACTCATCCTGAAAGGCATGAGTTTGAGGGGGCTTATTTCCAAGGTGGTATGACTAGTGATGCTATAGCAGATTTAGTTGGTTGCAGTGAGTCTACAGTATACCATCATATTCGTCACCATCTCAAACCTTTAGTTCAGAAAACAGCGGCCCCTCTCATAGCAATCCGAACAGGGGAAGAGATGGATAGTCTTAGGTCGAATGTGGAGAGATTGAATGGGGAACTTGGGGTTTTCTTGGATGATGCTGACCGAAATGACCCAGCATATGTCAAGAACATCACTGCCCTACACAGGGAAGTTAGAGAGACATTAGGTCTTATGATGAAACTACAGGAGAAGACTGTTGGTGAGATGCAGCAGAATATTCAAGCAGATACTGTCAACATACTCAAGGTGGAACTTGCTAAAGAGTCGCCAGAAGTTTGGAAGAGGATTCGCAATAAATTACTCCAAGAGGATGAGGTGGTGGATATAGATGAGCGTTGAGTTAGGTGGTAATACACAAGTCCCTGTTGCCAAACTGATGTGTGGGGATGTTAGGATGTCATCACTTCTTTTTGAAACACGCCCTGTACATAGAAGAGAATTGCCACTCTTCCTTAGTCTATTAGATGATGTAATTGACCGATGGTATGATGCTATAGGTAGTATGAATCCAGCAATTTATGAGACTTACAAAAGAAATGTAGATACTATTAAGACTTTACAAGAGGCTTTCAAAGAAGTATCTGAGAATGATGAAGCGTCGACATTCCAATCTAGAGTTATTTTAGGTGATGCTATTGAAGAGTTTGATGACTTAATGAACTCTCTAGCCGCCGCTTTCATGGGGCCTCGGGAATTGCGAGAGTTCTATTTCAATATCAGTAGTAGGTTGAGGCTTACAGCAGAGTGTATCATGGAGGGTACTAATGGGTGGTAGGATAAGAGTTCTGAAAAATGTTGGGGGTGGCCTAAGAGGCTCCACTAGTGGATTGAGATTTAATCCTAGAGAAGCCCCTGAGTTTACAGAGGAAGACCGAAACATGGGGCGAGATGACCCTGAAAGTAAAGAGCGCCATGATGAGAAGAAACGCAAAGAGAAAGAGATTCGTGAAAAGAAGATTCATGGCCTACATCACCTTAATTTGAAAATCCCTAAGCGTAGAAGTGCTCAAGGGGATAATCAAAGGAATGATGGGGAACTCTCAGAAATGACTGGCCCGGCAAGTAGTACTGGATATCCTCTTGATGTCGCTAGTGGTGCTAAGACTGGTGGCGGCTCTGCTATGGGTGGGCCCAATATCATGACAGGACCTGTTCTCGATATATCAGGAGATACGATACAGAAGAGGGAATTATCTCGAGCCAGGAGTGGTATAAAAACCATTGAACATAAATTACAGTCAGATAGGCACAAGAAGACTACTAAACATAGAAAAACGAAGGGGTTAGATGTTATCCAGGCTCGTAATAATTCTAAGACTGCATTGAATGTACATGGTACCAGGCATCCTGAGAGGGCTACTAGGTATAGGTTTGGTATCAGTAAAAGAACTCGTACCAGTAAAGGCCTACCCAAAAACCCAACTTTGACTAGAAGTAGGCATCGTTCTGGTAAGAATCTACTTTGGATGCAGGCTAACCCCCAAAAGAGACTTCTGAAAACTCACCGAAGCCAAGCATCTAGAATGGGAGTGACTTCGCTCCCCTATACTATCCCAACTCCATATGGTGCTGGGGGCAGTTTAGGTACAGGCTCTGGTAATACTTTTGCTACTCTCAATAAGGCTAGTAAGCGCAACCCTGCCCTCCATGGTCCTACTATCCTTAGAGGGCCAAAACAACCTCAAGTAAAAGGTGGTATGCAGCAATTAACTGCTCCAGCACAAACTACTACATCACCAATTGCAACTGCATCTCCAATTGCATCTCCAATTGCACAATCATATGATGACATTTCACCCTATTTGGAAGGCGTTATGCTGAAAGGTCCTTTGTCTGGGGCCGATGTGACTGAATTGAAAATGCTCATCAGAGAACTCAGGAGGCTTTTGCGTTCAGGTGGTTTAAGGAAATCAGGCCTTGAGGACTCAGAGCATGATGATGAAAGGCCGACACCTAATGCTCATAAATTAACAACATCTTCTCCTACTGGGGCTACTGAAGTAGACCCTGATGAAGACCCTCGTTTCTGGGGGGCTCACCCAATTGGCCTACTGGCTCCTAGAAGGGGGCATATGTGATGTTAGCAATTCCAATTCTCAAAGGCAGGGGTGTATGGATTGATGGCCATCACATGCTCAGTCGCCAAGAGTTAGAAGACTTAGGTCTCGATACTCCAGATATAGACCCTCATCATATAGACCCTCGGACTAGAAAGGAATTTGACCCTACTAGATACAAGACATATTCTGCTTACGATGGCCTCATGCGCGAGTTGGCTCGAGAGATAAAGAAGAACCCTAATCTAACTAACGATGACGGAGAAGCCCAGATGATGGCTCGAAAATTGTTAAACGAGGCCACTAAACGATTCAATGATAAGAAGGCCCCTGGAGACCCTCACCGTTTACCCATGCCTTATCACCCAGATGGTAGACCTGGTTTGAACCCAGAATATAAGCAGTCACACTACAGCGAGCACTTTCAGAAACACCCTAAGAGAGATGCTAATGGTAATATGGTTCTAAATGTAGCGCCTGGTAAAGGGGCACAGCGGGTTCATCCTGCTCATAGGTTAACTAAGGTGTTTGATAGGGCCAGTGGAAAGTGGGTTCTTGCTACTAAGAGTTTGAGCAATAGAGATAATGCTGATATTGGTGAAATAATTGAAGGTGATGAATTCCACCCTCATTTTGAGTTTGAGGAAGTATTGAAAGAAAATGGAATACATCGTCCCCACCGTGCCTTGCGAGGCGGAATTATTAATCCGTTCGTGAAGGTAGAAGATGTAAGTGGTGAGGGGCCTCGTTTCCCTCTTACTAGGGCACATTCTAGTGAAGACCCCACAAGCGTCTTACATGGAGGGGGGATTCATAGAGATTCTAAGATGCATCGTGGTTTGGATGGTAACGGTTATCATATCATGAGAGCCGTGGCGTCTTTACACCCTGTGTTTTTCGATAAAGGTAGATTCCAAGAGAGGGCTACTAATGAGAGATACAATATTCTCATGGATATTTTTGCAGACAGCATGGGTAACCCGACTGTCAACCCTAAAGTTCTTTATGACCTATCCAAAACTGCTGTTGGTGAATTATTGGCTGAAGAGTTTAGAGGTTTCGCTGATACATCTAGTCGTGATTCCAGGCCTGCTAGGTCTCGAGGCAGTGGTTTGCTAACTAGGACCAATACATTACTTTCTACTCTTGACATACCTGTGGGGCAAGTACCTGTTGGTAGTCCTGAATCTAAGAGAAGGGATTGGTTTGATGTGAACTCTGAAAATATACTACTTGATATGGCTGGCCATGGTGAGTCTAGAAGGGCTTTATCCAAAGCGCTTTTTGCTAGCCTACTTGCTGCTAGAAAGGGGGATGATATGAACCACCCTTTGAAAAGGGAGGTGTTTTCACATTTCACGAACTGGCCTTCCATTCACCCTAATGAAATCAAAGATATACCACTTACTGATGACATGGGTGCTAAGTTTAGGCAGATGCCTAGTACTACCCCAGCAAGAGCGCCATTTGCAGAAGGCCCCGCTGGTGGTGTGTCCCCTGGTGGTGAAGTCAATGCTGGTGGACCAAGTCTTGTAGGGGTAGCGCCTTCTATACAGCCCATAACCAACCAAGGTCTTTTCAGGAGGTCTGAGAGATGAGTGAATTAGACCAGGCTTGGCAATTTCTCAAGGATTATCGAGCGTTTATCCCAGGTGTACCGGGAGACGAAGGACCACAGTCAATGCAGACTATTGTTGACCAGCCGACTTTAGGGCAACAGAGATTTAGGGATAGGTTCTTTGATGAAGGTACTAAACAGAGGCAGCGGGCATATAAACAACAACAGAAGGCTGCTCAGGCTGCTTGGGATGACTATTTACGACAAGTTCGTGAGTTTAGATTCGGAGGGCCTCAACCTCAACCCCCAACACTGGGTGTAGGTGGAGTAGGGGCGGTTGACCCTAGGCAAGTACTGACTCAACCGGGTTCTGCTCCAGAACTTTATACTGCTAGAAAGAAAGAGTTGAGTGCTGCTGACCAGAAAAGGAAGAACATAACAAGACCAGAGCATTTAATCGCTGGGACTGAACAAGTTAGAAAACCATTCTTTGGTCAACATGGTAGTTACTGGCGAGACCTAGTTAATTGGGGTAGGGATGTCACCTCACCTTCTACTGGCAAGACTACGCGTGTTGGTGAAGCAGCATTCCTCAGAGATAAGTTAGCAAGAGAAGGTCATCTTAGCCCAGATGAATATCAAAAACTCGTACAGCATTATGCTGACCTCGAGCCCAAACTCTTACACGATGCTGCTGTTAGAGCAGGTTTACTCAGAAGAAAACCAAAGAAAGCGGGTGAAAAAGAGAGTGAGCCAGATGGAGAACTGGGAGAGAGTGACACTGATGAAGGAGGGAGTGACACTGATGAAGGAGGGAGTGACACTGATGAAGGAGAAGGGGCTGAAGATGCTAGCAGTGATGAAAGGAAGAAGAGGAAGGTTACCTCAACAATTGCTGAAGGTATTGAGCCCACTACAGGCTCAGATGTTTTCAATACGGGAGCAGTGAAACATGCTAAACAGCACGATAAGAAATTAAAAGATGTTTGGGGTGATTCGTTTGGTGCAGAGTTTAACCCAGAAGACGCTGCCCAAATGACCCATAGAGATTTCGTTGACCAAGAACTCTACCAAGGTAAGCACTCTAGTTATGCAGAAAAATTTGTAGGCAGAGCGTTAGACGCTATGTCTCCTGGGCAAGTAAGAGAATGGTTGAAAGCCCATCCTGGTTGGGAAGACAAAGTCCCAGATGATTTTAAGTTCCTCGCAGACAAGCAAGGTGGTGCGAGAACCCGTAAGAAGAAGAAGGATTTGGGCCCTGCGTCTGCATCTAGTGGTGGTACTGATGATGACGAGGTGACCCCAACCGGGTTCTCAAACACAGGAAAAGCATCCGTCCATCAAATCCCGCCATTGGATGCTGCTTGGGCATTACTCAAGATTGGTGAGTGAAAATATGGCAGAAGTGAAAGATGTCATAGAGGACATTGACTGGGAGATGGCTAAAAGAGATTTCAAGTTCTTCTTTGAGGAAATACTAGGTTGGCAGTTGGCTGACCACCATGCTCAATGGTTCCATAATTTAGACACACATAACAGGTATTGTGTTAAAGCGGCTCGTGACCACGGGAAATCTACTTTGTTCCTAGGCTATTTGCTATGGAAGGTCATATTCACCCCAAAACTTGACACCATGATTTTCAGCCATAGCCTAGACCAATCTATCCGCCATATGAGGAATCTTAATGACCTGATAGATTCTAGTCCCATGTTGGCTAAAATGAAAGACAAGGATGCTTGGTCTAAGACCTTCTTTGGCTTTACTAATGGTTCCCGTATCAATGCTAAATCTGTGGGTGGTGGTGTTCGTGGTGCTCACCCTGACCTAGTTCTATTGGATGACATATTGTGGGGGACTACGGAGACTGAACTGCAGAGAGTGGCTTCTTGGTTTTATGAGGTACTGGTACCTACAGTTCACCACACTTCCCAGTTGTGTATAGTTGGAACTCCGTTTACGCCTACTGATTTGTACACTGAACTTGAGAGGAGAGATGGGTACAAAGTAGAAACATACCCTGCAATAAATGAAGACGGAGAACCTCTTTGGCCATGGCGTTGGTCTCTAGAAGCACTCGATGCTCGTAGGATGGATATGCCTGCCATAGCATTCACTCGTGAGTATTTGTGTGAGCCTATGGATGACATGTCCAGCCTGTTCCCTTCTACTATCATCAATGCTTGTAAGGACCCTTATCTTAGTCTCATTGACAAGAGAGACCCAGACAGTGATGACCAGTATTTCATTGGTTGGGACCCCGCTATATCTTCTGACCGTCAGGCTGACTATACTGTGATGGCTGTAATGAGAAGGCCTGCTGATAACCCTGAACTGTTAGAAGTAGTACATGTAGTGAGAAAGAAAGGTATGGATTTCCGTACTCAGATTTTTGAAATCACTAGACTCAACAGTAGATTTAGGCCTGAAGTAATAGAACTTGAGGCTAACCATTTTCAGCGTGTATTCGCCACAGAACTGAGGGCTGACACTGACCTTCCTATCAAGACATTCATCAGTACGAAGCAGAGGAGGGAGAGCCTTCTTATGGGATTAGTTCTACGCTTTGAGCGAGAGCAGATTCGCTTACCATGGGGAGATGAGAGGTCTCGGGACCTTATCAGCCAATTGGAGCATGAACTCATTATGTTTGGTATGAGCAAAGAAGGTAAGTTGGAGAGTATTGCTCGCCATGACGACTTTGCTATAGCACTCGCTTTGGGGGTGTGGGCTACTACTGAGTTCCGTGAGAGGATAATAGACTTGGATGATTTGATGGCGGGGTTGATAGATTGACTTGGGCCACTACGCTAATCGGCGACGATTATGACGCTGATACTGATGAGGTTGATGTCGATAAAGCCTGGGTTATCAAACAACTCATGCAACACCCCTTATTCAAAGATGGTACTATAGAGCAACCAGCGTTTGGGGATGCCCCTGTTACACCTAAGGCTGGGGGTGGGAAACTGACCCCTGCCCAACCACCAATAAAGAACCCAAAAGAAGAAGAGGAACGGCGCAAAAAACTCCTACAACTTAGTGAGGATAAGGTAGTAGAAGGTTGGTTCGAGGACCAATTCGGAAAGACTGCATCTGAACTCATCAAAGACCTTCGTGCTAAAAGAAGAGTACACAAACAATATTCTACAGACATTGATGAATTGATAGACGCTGTTAGAAAAGCCAAAAAGGCTGAAATCGAAACAGTGTTAGATAATTTATCTTGGGCTTCAGGCCATTTAGATGCCATCAAGGGTTTCGGTATTACTGAGCGAGACCTCAAAGCATTGAGAAAGTATGGTAACAACCGTGAGATATCACTTAGGCAAGCCTGTCTACAATGGGACAATGCTAATGACATTATCAAGAGGCTTTCACAGGTAGAAGGTGCTTGGGACGCTGAGCAAAGGCAGTTGTGGGTAGAATCAATCAGTAAGCGAAAGGAATCTAAACAAATGTGGAGAGGGACTTTGCACCAAGTAGACAGCCTCACTAAATCTGAGGCTGCTTACCTTAACACTGCTGCAGACATCCTATCTCGTGAAGGTCCTATGGATTCTAGAGTCCTTTTGGAAAATATGTCCCATTTAGATGGTAGGAATAAGTCATTTTCAGTGCAGAAGTTAGGCGCTTTACTCAAAACCTATGGGCTTGAATATAATATTGTCAAAAACCATAGTGAGTGGGAATTATTACCTACAGATTCTTCTGATGTTATCAAAGACCCTTGGGCTTATACTGCTGGTTTCCTTGACGCTGATGGGTATATCACCATCTCAAAGCGCGGTGAACCTAGGGCTGGAATAATTGCCACTGGGGAGAGAGGTAGAGCCCATTGTGAACAGATACATGATTTATTGGGCTGTGGTGTCTTACAGTTAGACCTCAAAGTCCATAAGAATAGTAAGAGAAGTCAGCATCGTTTACAGTTCTACAGTGCTGATGATTTGAGGAAGTTGTTGGTTGGGATTAAACCTCATCTTAGGTTGAAGAAGAGGCAGGCTGGCTGTGTCTTGGAACTTCTTGATTTGCGAGGAAGGGATGGGGACATGATTGTCAAGCGCAGGGATGAACTATTCAAGTTGGTCAAATGGGAGAATTGGAAGGATGTTAAGGCTGAAGAACTCCTAAATGAGTGGAATGTTGATGAACAAGAGGTCCTCTCGTGGGGTGAGAGTGACCCCGAGGTCATCAGGCTTGTTGACGATATGAGTGGTTTAGTAGGTGATATCTGATGGCATTAGAGCAGGCTTGGTCATTTCTCAAAGGTGACATAGAAGTAGGCTCTCCAGAATGGGATGAGAGATTCCACGCTGGTGAGGTATACGATAAAGACAATTTTGAAAGTTGGATAGAGCAATGGAATGCGAGAGAAAACGCTATGTTCACAGATGAAGATGAGTGGGGGAGACCTGATGAATACATTTTCGACCCTGAAACTGGTACAAAGAAACCAAATCCTAAATATACAGGTCCAATGACTATAGAAGAAGCAAAGGAACTTCAGAGACAGAAGGTTGAACAGGCTATTGCAGAAATACTTGCAGGGCCTAAGGATATGGAACATGGTGGTGAATAATGGCTGGTGAGGATGACAAGGGCATGGTCGCTAGGTTCATTGATAGGCTAACTGGTAATCGTAGGAAGAAAACCACCCCCGAGCCGATAATGCCTCTTTGGAAGGCTGGCATACAGGAGCCTGTCCTAGTTCAGGGTGTTAGCATCCCTGCTCTATATGCCACAGTGCAGGAGAGTATCATCCTCAGAACTACAATTAATACTCTTTGTCAGGAGATATTCAGGAGGGGCCATTATTGGAAGAAGAAGTTCCACAAGAAGTGTGTCCAGTGCGAGGAAGAGTATCAGCACGACACTGTGTCTGAATGTAGGATATGCGGTGGTGTTGAGTTCTCGTCTCCCAACCCTGACCAAATCTTGTACCCTAGGTGGTTTGTCAAACAGAGAAATGGGATGGACCAATCCTTTACTGATGTGTTAAGAGAAGTTGAATGGGATTTGGATATTGTCGATGATGGTTTTATAGTTCTCATTAAAGAGTATTTCCTAGATGCAGATACTGGTAAGATTGACTTCTATAGGGTGAAGGAAATGATGCGTGGTGACCCCACCTTCATGAGAATTGTAGCAGATAAGAGAGGTACTAGAGGGGGCAGGTATCTAATTTGCCCAGTCCATAGAGATAAGACCTACCCATTCTCAGATGAGGAGAAAGAATGTGAGATATGCAAATTAGCATTACAAGATGTGCATTTCATCAATACCGCTGGTTCTGGTAAGACCCAATATTATATCGAGGGTGAGATTGTACATATTTCAAAATTCAGCCCTTCCAAACTCTATGGTCGTAGTCCGGTAGCCACGATGTGGAGACAAGCCATGACTCTCACGGCTATGGACAATTATATGTATCTCGCTTATCAGAAGCGTAGAATCCCAAGAGGTGTGCTATCTATTACTACTGATAATATTCAGTCCACTGCAGCATTTTGGAAAGGTGCTGAGGAAAAGATGGAGCGTGACCCGAACTACATCCCTAAGGTGGGGGTAGAGTCTGCCACAGGGAGGGGTCGTGTTGAGTTCGTCAGATTCATGGACACCCTTGACGAAATGCAATATGGTGCAGTTCGAGATGAACTACGCATGCGCATAGCAGCATTCTATGGTGTTTCTAATATCTTCATGATGGACTCTGGTAAGGGTGGGGGCCTGAATAATGAGGGTCTTCAGATTCTGGTGACCAATAGGGCTGTAGAGTTTGGTCAGAAATTATACTCTCGTGATATTTTCCCGAGGCTCTTCAGTGAGATGGGGGTGACAGATTGGGAAATGACTCTCTATCCGAATGAGGAAGAAGATGAAGTTACTCGTCTAAGGAGAGATGAGCAAGAGGTCAATATTGCTCAAAGAATGGCCCAATTAGGATTCCAGCCTGAACTTACAGAAGATGCAGGTAGGGATATTAGATTCGTTTACAAGAAGCCTGACCCACAAGAATTGGCTGCTCAACAACAAGCGGCCATGCAACAAGGTGGTGGGGGTGGTATGCCACCTCCTGATGCAGGAGGAATGCCACCTGGAATGGCTCCACCTCAAGGGGGAGGTGCTATGCCTCCACCACCGATATCTCCAATGGCAGGGGGAGGCCCTATGACCATGCCAGCAGGTGGAGGTCAACCACCACCACCACCTGCGGGCCAAACTCCCCCTGTCAGACCACCAGGTCAACATATTTTCCACCCAGGTGATGCTCGTAGAATGCCAGCCACAATTACTAGGAAAAGCCTAGGTGCTGGGTCAGACTCTGAAGGTCAAGGTCTAAGACATGGTCGAATAGCCCCTGTCAAGCGAGTAGATGCGAAATCAGGTACAACTACCGGAGCAACTAAAACTCAACAGAGGGGTAGTAAGAAAACCCCTATGGAGCAGGCTCTTGATGCAATACAGGATGCTAAAGAGGCGGGGGCCAATCCTTTAGGAGACAAGAATAAAGGTGGGTTGCCGCGATAGATTGAAGTGTAGAGGGGGTATGCGAGCGTCATGACTGAGCCGATTATCAAGTTGGACCCAATGGTCAGAAAGTTAGAAACAACAATGGCAGAGTTCAAAATGGCTCTGAAGAATGATGACCTAGTGTCAGCACAACAATTGCTTAGAGCACTAAGTCAAACTAGTGATTACCTAGCAGAGGATGTCACATCAATTTACAAATCACAGACTGATGGGGAATCTACTCTTGGTGTAAATGATATCTATGCCGGAGGGGCCCCTGTAATGGAGTTCAAAGACCAAGGCTCTCTAATCAAGGGGGACCGACCTCTAGGCTATATTGGACCTGATGGAATCCAGAGTAATTGGCAACCACAACACGGGTTTGGGCAGAGGGTTGATGGTCAATGAGTGAAGAAGTCACTACTCTAGTGGACGCTCTTATCACTAAAATGGAGCGTATGGATGGTGACATTGGTGTACTCAAAGAACAGAATATAGAACTGCGAAAGATGGTTTCTAATCCGGGCATGCTTTTGCAAAAGGCTGGTTATGTGAAGGCTTCAACCCCTGAAACTGAAGATGTGTGGGGTGACCCACTTCGTGGCGATAGGAATGAAGTCATTGAGAAGGCAGCGATTATGGTTGATGGGATTATGGTAGAGCCTCCTACCAATAACCAAGATTGGCATGATATGGGTTGGGACGAGATTCACGCTATGGCTGAACAGGCCGCAGTAGCAGAAGGAAGGCCGGTGGACCAATGAAACCAATGCAGGTAGATGCAGGGCAATACGCCCCAGATGTAGATGAACTAGTAGAGAAAGCAGGTAGTATGATTGAGAAATTAGAGATGGATAATTCTCAGATTCGTAATATCACCGGGGTTGAAGAAGCCCCAATGAACCATTACTACACTAATCAACAATTACCAGAGTCTAGCCCTGAGGAGGTAACCAATAAAGGGGCCTCTAGTGAGAATGTCTCTTTCATCAACGCTAACCCACATCAGACAGGCTCTACTTTAGATTCACATGAGAATCCTTCAGGTGGAGACCCTCACCCCCCTTCTTCATACACTCATTCTAGTGTAGGTAAACCCCCGTCTGATGTTAAGAAACAAATTGAGGCAATTCTAAAGAGGAGTTGCCCTAGTTGTGGTACTGAGTGCAGTAGTGGTGTATGCAAGAATGTAGCATGTAGTGTTGAGAAGGCTGGTAATCCTTTGGAGGCTTTACTTGGTGGTGGTGATAAAGGTGGTCCTGATATGCCCCCACCAGAAGGTGGGCCTGATGACATGCCTCTAGGTGATGACGAACCTTCTGACCCAGAAAGTCTTGCTGCTAAGATACATGATTTGGTTGACGAATTGAAAGACAAGGCTGGTATGGGCGATGATAAACCACCAATGGGTGATGAAATGACTGCTGGACCTACTGGCACTCCACCAATGCCGCCTGGTCCTATGTGATAAGGCGGTGGTGATGGTGTGCAAGAGAGTCCTGAGGATTTCTTTCTGAATAGCAAAGCCCGCTTTCAGAACACCCAAGATGAAGAAGATGCGGCAGAGTTATACTTCGCTATTCGCAATATGGCCAATCATGGCTTGGAAGTTGAATGGGATGGTATTCTTGAAAAGGCTATGGAAAAAGTAAGGGGGGAAGTAGGGGCCCCTGTAAGTGACCCTGGAGATGTAGAGGTACCTACATTTGTTGAGCCTACTGCCGAGGAAAAGAGGAGAGAGAGACTCTTTGGTTCTGGCCCAAAAAGGGCGCCGGAAACTAGAGTTCGGATAACACCTAAACTCACTCGGATAAAAACGAGGACTAGGCCAGGGGGCAAAGATTCTGAAGGTAGGCCTACGCCAGGTGAAGAGTTTAAGATTACTACTCTTAGAATGCCTGGTTCTAGGGAGGCAACACAATATAATCGCTCCATAGTCCCTAGTAGAAAATTCGACATACAGTCTCTGTTTCATTATGTTGGGTCAGATGGTAAAACATACCAAATGACTCCTCGGCAGATTAAGAACACATATTGGGTATTGTATGAAAACACACCTGCTCAATTGAAAGAGAAAGAGAGAGAATTAATTCCTGATGGTGGTGGGATTACCTATGGTGATTATCTTAGGATTATGACAGGTAGGCCGGCACCTTATGAAAGGCCAGCGCTTCATGAGAGAGGCCCTCCACCTAACCCGATACAATCTTTGGGTATTTTCAGTGATTCTGCGCCTTCTGATAGGATTGCCAACTCTGCTCACATATTCCATTCTGAATTCTTAGACCCAGACTCTCATCATTTCGTAAAGAAAATTGATAATAGAACCAAACGGAAAAATGAGGAAGCCCTAGATAGAAGTTTGAAGTTCCGTGAGGGTAGTTCCACATCTAACCATTTAGAATCAGCAAGAGCGATTAATAGAGATGGAGATGTAGTTGGAGAGGTTTTACCTTCTTCTGATACTTACAGTAGATTGGTAGAAGGCTCATATGAAAAGTGGTTAGAGAAAATGTCTTCTCACCTCAGTGATGAATTGAGTGAGAAAGATAAGAGAAGATTGTTTCGTGACTGGTTTGATTTACGATTTGATATAGGGGAGGAAAATGATAATTACATAGTGAGTCAGTTGCTGAACCCAGACGGTACTATCAATGAGAGGTATTCTAGGTCACAACTATTGATGGACCCACATTTTCGTGATATGCGAGAAGAAGCACATGACCGTGTAGGGCTGTTTCCTTATCTTTTAGGTCTGCAATTTGGTGACTCTGAAGCAAGGCAGTATGCTATGGCTGACTACTTAGGTTACATGGTTAAAGACCATGAGCACTCTATAGAAGATAGTGCTCGAGAGAGGCACGAAAACAGACATGAGAACATGGGGGGTCTGAGAATTGATGAGTTGTTAGACCACATGCACACATCATCAATTAGAAATTGGTCCGCTATTGCTCAGAATCTAATGAAATCTAACAACGATAGTGGTAAGTTCCTCCCACCTAATTTTACATCAGAGGCTAACACTAGGAAAAGCATTATTTCTGAGGCTCTTGATAAGGCACATCTTATTCCGATAGACCCTGCTGCTTTGAAAGATATGCCTAAAGGTGAGATGACTGGCTATGATAAGATGTCATTAATGGGTTCTCTAAGGGCAAAAGTGAAGAGTATCAAAGGCCATCTAAAATCGGCTGGGGTTGAATGGGATGATAGGAATGGGGTACCCGCAGATTGGGATTTTGATAAAGACACCTTTGAAGAGTTTGATAGGTATCTTACATCAATTCCGACTGCATACCAAAAGAGTGCTGCTAAGAGATTCAAGCAATGGTTACTTGAAGACCCTAGAGGGTCTATTAGAGGCGATTCACTTAGTTACATGCTCAATGCTGCACATGAATATTTCCCAGTAGAGCCTATAGTAGAAGGTGGGGAGCATTTACCACATGATGATATCGAACAACATCCTAGAAGCCTTTCTTACTTATGGCATAGTAGTTTGCCCACAACTGGTTATAATCTATATGGGCCTGATATAAGTGAATTGTTGTATTGTTTAGCACCTTGGATGGGGGTGGGAGTGAAAAATGAAGATATTATATTATTCGATAGTTACAATACAAAGCCCCCACCAATAGATACTCCAGAATATTATGAATGGCTCAAAGAGTTTGGGAGTAAAGACGCTCCTGGTAAGTGGAATAGGGATAAGGATTTTCGAGATAGAGGGGGGATGTCTGCATTAATGCTTGAGGTCGATAATTATCTCAGAACTGGTAAAATGCAAGCGGGCAAAATTTTGGAGAAGGTTTACAATGAGATGTATGCTAAGATAGATAATTTAGACTTACCACCTGAGGCCCTAGTAAGTAGAGTTCTAATTTTGAGGGCTGGTGAATTGCTGCGTGAAGAAGAGAATAAGAACTTAACAGATTCACCAGAGGCTGGGGACTCACTAGAGGTGGCTGCAGATGATGAAAAATCTTCTCTTTACCGGGGCCGAACATTTGCAGAAGAAGAGCGGCCTCATGGTAGTAGACCATTTAACGAAAGAATTGCTAGGTCAATATTACCTATATTGGGAGAGAAGGATGCCATATCCCTTTTCCGCCAGGAAGAGATAGGAATCACCCCGCCACCTTTAGCACTAGTGCAGGCTTTAGATAAGAAAGGGCAAAGGGTCAAGGATGACACTCAAGATGCTATATTTAACCATGGTGAAATGGAAAGTCGGCGAAATGATATGTTTCGGCATTTGGTGAATATGGCTACTCTATTCCGAGGTAGTAGTGATGGGATGGTATTTGACCACCATGTTTCCGGCTCAGTTGTGCCGAGCCGCACTGTCAGGAATACTAGTTTGAATCATGCTCATGGTGGGAAAATTGCTAGGCTGGGTCTTGGTGATGCTATGCATGACAAGGTAAACATGGCAAGAGGTGCAGGGTTGGCTAGATTACCTGAAGGTCGCAGTGGTGTGAGTACAAGTAAGAGTGAAGAAGATGGTATGAGGAGTTTGTTAATATCTGCGCTTTTGGGACATGGCACTGAACCCGCTTGGAATTTTGAACTAGAAGATAGAAACCACCTTGTCGTAGATAAACCAATGGAGTGGGCCAGGGAATGGATGGCTAGACATAAAGACTGGTTAGAGGACCAGCCTCACCCTCACATTCCTGGTGAGACAATGCTAGGGCACTTGGGCCTTTACAGCGGTGATGTTAATTGGCGTAACCAACCTGAGGTTAGTGATGGTAGGTATTTGTATCGTGTCGAAAAATCCACCAATGACAAAGGCGAAGATGAGTACAGAATACCTTTGAAAGAAGACGAAGAACTTGGGCTTAAGACTCTGGGGTTATCTAAGACACCAACCCCTTGCCCGGAGAAATATGAAGAGACTGCTGAATGGAAGACACCTTTCAGTATACTTCAACAGGATGATTCTCTGGAACAGCAGCGACCACTAGATGACAGTAAACCTTGGGTAGTTGTACCTTCAAAGAAACCAGGGGAGGAGGGAGGAACAAATCATATCATAGAAGAGGGGGGTCGCTATTATTTCATTGGGGACCATCCTGCTAAATTGAGAGATGATTTCGCTACACTTTTGGCATTAGAGCCCCACAAATATGACCCGAGAGCAGTGTTAGAACTACGCCGTCAGGCTGGTGAAATGGCCCCTAAATCTGATTTAGGGCTTGAATCTGAGAAAAACTCAGAGAGTGCAAAGAGAGGTTATGAGTTATTAGTTAGAGGGATTAGTGAAAGGCACCATAGGGCTAAAACTGTAATGCCAATCTTGCTGGCTCAATTAGCATCTTCACATGTACCTGACGATTTTGACCAATATGAAGAGGGTGATTTCACTGATGAAGATAGGGCTGAGTATAGGTTGAAGGATTTTGTTTCTAAATACCTCAAACAAAGAGGTGGCCCTAGAGAAGGAGATATTGACGCTACCAAATATGCTACTATGTGCCATCTGTATGATATGGCTGCAAAGTATGCTGACCTTTCTCACTCAGATGATAGGTCTCATTTACTGAGTAGTCTTGAGAAGAGTGGCTTCAAATTTAATGATAAGCAGAAAGAGGATTTCCTAAGTGAGACTTTCAATAGTGATATCCAATGGGATTTTGGTAATTGGACATTACCTAAGGGGCTGAATAGTACACACCCATTTTTTGAAGCCTATCGTGGAGGTAAGACTAGAGACATAGAAGGATTGGAACTCCTTCGTTCCTACATTAATAAGATATACTCAAAAAGACCAGAAACCGTTGAACTGTTAAACAAGATTGTAGATGGTCATTTTTCTTTATTTGGTGAATTAAATTACGCCGGTGTTCCTGTAGACTCTTCCCCGAAAGAACTCATGGCTTCTGGTAAACCGAAAGAACATATGGACAATATTAGAAGTGCTCAACATTTTTTGAACACTCAGGATTCAGAAGACTCAGATTGGGAGCCTATTCACTATATCACCCCAGGCGATAATAAATTCTCTAAACAGTCAAGAGAGGCTAGGAATATCGAGAGGGCTAGAAGAGGTTCTAGGGCTAAGATGACATTAGGGCTACGAGATTACTTAATGGAATCTAGTCGATATCCTCAAGGGGCTATTGACTTGAATCATGTACTGACTGGTCTTGAGCCTGTTCTTAAGAGACTTGTTAGTGATTTAGGTAGAGATGATTTTGCACCTGAGCATAGGCACCATGGGAGTTTTGATTCAGAAAATAGAGAGCATTTACTTCGGGAATATACTAGACTGCTTTTCTTAAGAGCACCTATCAATGACAAATATGAGGTTAAACCTCACCCTACACGGCATCAGAGGACAAGTCATGTTGGGGACACTATTGAAAGAGAGAAAGATGGTTCTCGACCTAACGACGAGGATTATTTTGGTATTTGGACACCAAACCTGAATGATGTCAATGGCCTCCATTACTATGGTGATTCTAAACCATTACCGTTCAGAGTAAATATGAGTGATATTAAGTCCCCAGAACTCTTGGTTAACCAAGAGGATAAAGCATTAGATAGAGGGGTGGGGGGAGCATGGGATGACCCTTCTAGAGGTTATCCTACACAGAGTGAGTGGGATGAAGATAAGGCCAGCAATACTGGTAATGTGTTTCACACTAGTTATCGTAATTATGGTGTTGGTATACTAAACTCAGCGTTTGGGGCTAACTATGCCTCTACACAGGGAAACCCACATATACAGGCTGAGCAAGCCTTTGCCGATGGTGATGGTGTGCTAACCTCTCTTGATGTCCTCACCGATATAGACCTCCTCCTGAAAGAGGAGGATAGGGACAAGGGTAAGCCAGTCCCAGTTAAGGCTATGCACCGCATTTTTGACTTGAATGATTTAGAATATCTTAGAGGGTTCTCGGACGATTGGGTGGTCACATCTTGGCCTGCTGGGATTAGAGTCATTGTAGAAAAGAAAGGGGAGAAGGTAAAGGCTAGGAACGCTGAAGGGAAGGCTGTGTCCATACCCAATGTAGTGAAGAGGGGGGTTGTAGATGCCCATGATAAGGACTTCCTTGTGGATGGTATTTGGGATGAAGATATTTTGTATATTGTTGATTTACTAGAGTGTGAAGATGATGACCTATGCAATCGTCCTACCAAAGATAGAGTGAGACATCTTCGTGCTCATTTTGAATCTACTGAGAAGGTATTGACACCAGCCCCTGTTAACACTAAGAGGGTAGATGGTGAAGGGTTAGAGAGGGCTACTAAGGATTTGTTTAATGAACCGAAAGTAAACCAGGTTCTTCTTAGAGATGCTGAATCTACCTATATGCGTGGTGAAACTAGGCATCCTAAGTGGATTATGCTTACTCCTGACCAGCATGTCGATGTCTTGATAATTTCATCTTCTAGTGATAATAGCCACTTGATTGGTATAGGGCCTTTGTATGATGAGGATGCTAAAGCCATTGGTAATAGGGGGGTCAAATATGATGGGGAATATTACATGGATGTTGGTACTATATCCCGTTCCGGTTTGGAAGAAGGGATGTATGTCACTGTGAAAACTTCAGGCATTTCTCATTCCATGCGTAAGGGTTACTCTGTTTATCGCCTTAATGCACCAAGATATGTGAAAGAGTGTGAGGGTGGTGCTACCGATAGTGTAGAGACTTTGGAGATTCTTCGCAACAGGCAAGAAGGGAATGTGCCTCACAAGTTGAGGATTAAGAAAGGGTCAATCCATATCGAAGTGCCTAGTGGGCATGTAGTGTACGACACTAAACCCTATGGAAATGCTTTCATGCTCAAGCAGGTAGATGCTCCAGACGATTATACCTTGAGGGTAGTAGAGAGTCAAATTGATTATTGGTCACCATTGGCTGCTGTTTTGCTACGCTCAGAAAGAGAAGGTGAAAAAGAAGATATAGAGCCAGAGCCCCCTGCTAATCATGACAAGAAACCAAAGAAAGTCATCCCCAAGAGAGACAGGTTGTTGAAAGACCCTGAAGTGCTTAAGACTGTTGTTGTCGCTCTCGAGGCAGTTGAGAATATGTTGAAAGAAAAAATCACTTGGACTGGCCCTAAAGGGTTGGGTATAGATTACGCTACCCCTGTGGAATCACCTCGTGGGCCCACTGAGGTCACAGAACCTCATAATTTACCAGACCATGATTCAGGCCATCGTCAATCGAAAAAGGGGGATTGTTGGTGTGGAGCAAAGAAGGGAGATGAATGCATGCAAGGTATGGGACATAACATGGAAGACTGCCCTAGGGCACACCCTCCCAAGGAAGAGGAACTCCCTGACCATCTCGAAGTTTCTCACAATTCTTCTGCCGATTCTTCCGTGTGATTGATATACCATAAGAATATCTGACTCGGTTAATGCTCATGATGGAAGCACCGCTAGAGAGTCCTATTCTCATCAAAGGTAGAAGTGGTGATTTAGTTGTTGCAGGCTATGCTTCAGTTGAAATGGTGGACAAACAAGGCGATTTGATTACTAAAGAGGCACTTCGTGAAGCATTCAAGAAGTTTATGGGTTCTCCAGGTTTTAGGAATGTACAACTAGCACATTCTAATATTCAAGTTGGGGAAGTAATCCCAGACTATACTGACTCTAGTGGGAGAGTCTGGAAGTCGGAAGTAGATGACACTGGTATGTTTGTGGTCATCCAACTTCGTGATGATATCGAAAAGGCGCGAGAAGTTGCTGCTGAAATCCGTAAGGGGAAGTTGAAGTCATTCTCCATAGGCGGTCAGGCTTTTGAGCGCGTTAACAAGAGTAACTCCGAGAAGGGAGATTACCGAGAAATACGCAGAATGGAACTGCATGAAGTGACCATCTGCGAGAAGGGCATCAATCCTGAAGCCCAATTCCGAATCCTCAAAGAGGACAAAACTGAAAATATAGATAAAGGTGAAAAAATGACAGACGCAATGACAGAACTACAAGATGTTTTGGAAAGGTTGTCCAAGAGACTGGATGATGTCGATGAGACAGAAGCCGCTCTAAAGGCTGCAGATGAGAAGGCTGAGAAGGCTTCAGAAGATGCAGACAAGGAAGACAAAGAAAAGGCAGATGTAGCGAAAGACAAAGACGACGAAAAGTCTGAGGATTCTGAGAAAACTGAGAAAATGGATGATGTGATTACCACAGATTACCTTCAGTGGCTCGAGTCGACTGTGAAATCCGCTGGGTATGACCCATCGGCTGCTCGTGGTCACTTTGAGAATAAAGAAGGTGTCGAGAAAGCATACCTCCAAGAAGGTGCCCACGGCTACGACCACAGAGGTCAAGGCAGTATTGAGGGTGCTGGAGAGGATGATTCGGGTAAGCGCCCCAAGATGAATATGGGTGCTGCTCCTAGTGGTAACAAGACGGTTATCAAAACCGACGAGTTCATCAACCGTGACATGGTTACTCAATCCCAGATAGAGGAGGCTTACGAGGTTTACAAGGCCGCTGCTCTAGAGCAGCAGTTTAAGACAGACCTAGGTAATGAGTTCTCCTTGAGACTGCAGAAGGAAATAGCAGCAGAGAGTGATGAGACTAACAGGTCCGCATTCGATGCTCGTGGTCCTCTGGAAGACCTGCAGAAGGCAGTTCTCGCTCTGAGTGATAGAATTGAAAATATCACTACTGAGTCGAGTGAGACTATTGTTAAATCGGCAGATATTTCAACAGTGGACATTCCCGAGACTACTGAGATGGCCGCACTATCGTGGGACGATGTCCACCGATTGGCTTCCTCAGCACTAAGAGGTGATAACTGATGGCGCGTGAATATGTAAGAACAATACAGGATATGGAGCGATACTACTACGGTGGTACCGCATTGACCGGGTACACATACAGCAGTGGTGATATACTCAAGGCGGATGCCCCGCTTCTGAGCACTACGGCTGGTACTTACCAGGCAATCTATGGTAGGAAGGTTTGGTCGCAATTGAACCAAGAGTTCAATGCGTTCAGTATTCTACCAAAGAAGCCGTGGGAGCGAAGTGGATGGCGAATCATTACCGCCAAGCCTTCGTTTGATGTTGGCGGAGGTCTGGCTGAGAACGCCACACTGCCCGACACCACAAAGCCTGACTTCCTGCATGTGGCTGCAAAGCCTAAGACTATTGGTCACTCGTTCGACCTGAGCGAAGTTTCCATGTTCCTTTCTGATAAGGACGATGGTCTTGGAGATGTGCGCCAAGTGCTAAAGGAGGAAATGGGTAAGCATCACGCTGACCACATTAACAGGATGCTATTGGTAGATGTTGAGACCCCAGCGGCTAACGACTTCGAGTCTCTGGACCGACTAACCTCGGACCCAGATTCCATGACCACTAGTACAGGGCATGTGAGTGCTACTACAGACCACGACATATACTCTATCACAAGAGATGGAAGTTCCGACTTCCACAGTGCTGAGGTAGATGTATCGAGTGCGGCTAACACTAACAGGAACCTAAGCCTGAATCAACTGGACGGACTGTTCCAGCAGATTTGGGTTCGTGGTGGTAACCCCAAGGTCATGCTGACTGGGTACGATACCCTAATGCGTGTACAACAACTATTGCAGAGCCAGCAGAGATTCATGGAATCGAAGAGGGTCACTCCTACCTACAACGGTGTGAAGGGTGTGCCTGGTATCGAGGCCGGATTCATTGTGGCTACCTACAATGGTGTACCACTAATTCCGTCCAAGGATGTAGTGACTGACACGAGTGGAATCTCGAGGATTTACTACTTCGATACAGACTATCTGTGGTTCCAGACTGCTATCCCGACCCAATACTTCGAGTCGGGTATCGAAACCGGCGACCCGTTCGCTATCAACAGACTAGGCCAAGAGGGACTCTACCGAACCATGGGTGAGGTATGGGACTCTTTCTTCGGTGCAGGAGGTTCTATCCGTGACCTTCAATGAGGTTAGCGGAGAGATAACAGAGGTGATATGATATGGCAGCAACTACACACAGAGGAATAACTTACACAACTAGTGCGTCCGCTACGATAGCAGTGGACCTAGACCTTCCGCTTCAGGCGGGAGTGGACCAAGACGACACCACATGGATTTCGGCTTACCCAGGAGCACTGACGGACTTCGCAGCCCGCCAGACTGATGGGACTAACCGAATGCAACCAAGACTGGTGTGTCTAACCCTTGGAGCATTGGCAGAGGCAGAGACCGTCACACTAAGCGGTGGCGCGAATGTTATCTTGTCTTGTCTTGCCCACAGTAAAGATGCTACAGCGAACCTCGCTGTAAGTTTCAGCGGTCTAGTATTGACTGCAGACTGTGAAGCAACGGCTGATGGGACTACCGACGATACGGCAAACGCAACTATTTGGCTATTGGTGGCCTGATTGAGGTGACCCTATATGCCAACACTGCTTTGGAAAGGCCCTAAGAGGGCTGTTCGTACTAAGTACGGATATTATGACAGGCACACACCAGTGTATGTCGACCAAGCATGGTTGGATGAGCGACGCGGAGCCTTTTCAGGTGACCATTGGGAGATTGAAGACGACTACCCCGGCGTTCTCTTTGTACAGGATGATGGTGACGGCTTACCAGACGAAGACTGGTTGAAGGCTGACATCAAACTCTGGCTAGAGGGCAATGGGGTGGAAGTCTCGTCTATTCGTACTACGAAGAAGACAATGCTCGAAATGGTCGCTGAAGTCTTAGCGGGCGGGGTTACTACAGAGGAGGAATGATAGATGGCAATTACATTTGACCAAAGACCTATCACAATAGGCAGCATATTGCTACTGACCGGGACCTGGGAAAACGGTGATACTAGCGTAGACGCCTCGGCTTATTTGTCCGAGATTCTACACTTCGATGTCACTGCGAACAGTGCTACTGAACAAGCAAACCCAACTGGATATGTTACTACTACTGGGCATTTCACAGAAAATGCTTCAGTTGGTGGCAGGTTCATTATACTGGGTCGACGCTGATTGGGGGTAAAACCCCATGACGGACACTAAGATATTCCAGTTCACGCCTGAAGAGGCGGTAGAGACTGGTGCTTCTGTGGCCGGAGGCATACAGAAGGTCTTGGACGACTATACCAACGGTAAGACAGTAGAGGGGATTACCAGTTACTTAATGCTGGGAAATCTCTATGTTGTAGTTGTCACCGCTTGAGGTGACGACTATGGATGCTGAAGACCTCCGACGCTTGTCCAAACAAGGGTGGAATTACGCAACCGGCGAGACCGTTCATGTGGAAGCAGGGTCCCATGAGCGGCTCGTCGGCCAAATCAGTGAGCAAAATCTGCGCTCACGAAATGTAAGGGATGTCATAGACATCGGCAGTGGAACCCGCTGTAAACACTGCGGTATGCTCCATTTCTGTTATCTGGAGCGCTGTGGTGCTTGTAGTAAACCAATGGAATACAACCTAGGAAAGGTGGATGTGAAAGTATGAGCACAGGTAAAGTCGGTGTGATTAGGAAGGGTGACCCAGTTGCACACCTCCCTATGGCGGCGATGATGGCGGGTCTGGTTGGGGAGAGCCTCTATCAACAGTACCAGGGTAGCGATTTACAGCGACGAAACCAGGCGAGGTGGAAAGCAGGTAAGGATGCTGTTAGACGCACTCCTGCTGCTATAGCAAACGCCGGTAGAACTGGTGTTAGAGCCGCTGGTAGAGGTGCTCAAGCCGTTGGTAGAGGTGTTAGTCAAGTACTAGGAGCGCCCGGAAGAGCGGTGAGAGCAATAGGAGACGAACTCTCAGGCACACAATATCAGCATGATAACAGGTCCCCCGAATATCAACAAGCGGCCAGGCAAGGGTGGTACACACCAAGAGATGACCACCTAAATCAAGTAGGTGTCAATAATGCCTATTAGTATTGTAGGTGGTAGTAATCCCAATAAATGCCATTGGTGTGGGGCAATTTTCAATAATCCAACTCAAAGGCTTCGTCATGAAGACCGTTGTGGGCCACAGTTTCAAGGTGGTGGGGCACCTACAACTGATTTCAAAATGAGCCTAGACCCTATAGACCTTTCATTTGCTATGCTTAAAGGTCAAACATGGGACAAGATACAAGGGGCTATGGGTAATGCTATGAGTAGAGTCAAGGATTTTGGTACTATGATGGATGACACTACTTCTGGGTTTGTCCAGAGTGCCCCAGGTGCAGTTTCTAGTAAATTGAATGAGTGGGATGATAAACTACACAATCCTAGTGAGGTGGTCTCTTCCCATCTTGCTTCTTCTCAAGGGATGACCCCAATCAATAGGCTATTGGGGACTGGGGAGTATGCCCCACAGGGCTCTGAAAGAGACCCACTAAGCCCTGACTACAGACATGGGGTAGGGCTTACAGGTATAGTAAATAGAGTTAGAGATAGGTTCAAGAGATTTGGCCATGGAGGTAAGGGTATGGCTATGCCATTCGATGATGAAGGTAATCCGTTACCACCGGGGGCTAATTTGAGCCCTCGAGGCACTGTACCTAATTTTGTTAGGAACCGACAACGAGCAAATGTTGCAGACAGAGAAATGGCGGCTAGACTATATCCAGAGAATGATGGTACCACCTGAGGTGATATGATATGCCAGTAGTATTCCAGACAGGTGAGCGTGAACCTAGACCTTTATTCCCAGATGATTTGGTGTACACCACTGCTCAGAAAGTAGCAGACATTCTACAGATTCCATTACCTGACCCAGTATATCTCACAGCAGATTCTAACACTGGGGCCACTTCTGCTAAGATATCTCCTGCTGACCATCGTATAGTTGGCTTTGAGGTAGGTGACAGTGTAGAGATAGCCAGTGATGTAGAATTAGGTGAGACTGTCACTCTTACTGGAGTTGCTCGAGATGGCACTGATGTAGTTCTTTCTTGGAGTGGTGGAGTATCAGGAGACTATGATACGGCTGATAATGCTACCATTCAGAATTTACAATCATTCACTAATGGTAAGCGGAGAGGGGTGACTCGCTCTGCTGTGGAGACTATGATTCTACGCATGCAAGATAGAATAGATAACCTCTGTAATAATTCATGGAGACCAATGTTGCAAACAGCAGAATATCTTACATTCGATACATACAAACCTTACAGGAGAAGGTATTACACTGACTATGTGGGTACAGTACCACTCATGTTTCGTAA